AGAGAGGGGGATTCGAACCCCCGTGCCGGTATTCGCCGGCAACATGATTTCCAATTCGATATATAGTTACGATTATTCGATAAAATCTAACAAAATCAGCGCATAAATACACGCAAATAGCTATAAACTTTTCTAAAGTGGGGGCAGAAGTGGGGGCAGATTAAAAAGAGCGATATCACTACCGCTCTTTTTGCATTACCGCTCTTTTTATTTTATCTACCCTTTTTTGCCGCTCTGAAAAATACTGCTCTTCTGCGTTTCTTCTTGCTTTTACTGCATCCTCTAATTTTTTAAATGTTCCGAGATTGATTTGCTTCCGGTCAACCATAATATATGCCCTATATTTATCGCCCCATGCTGACACTCCTGTTATACCGGTTCTCGAGTTTTTATTTTTCCGCCGACCAAACCCTGCATACGATACCGATAACCCGTGTTTTTGCACTTCGCGCGATATTTTTTGTCCCAGTTCGCGCCCCTCTTTTTGTTCTTTGATTTGATGATCGCTGCGACGGCAGCCGCAGGATAAAGACCTTCCATTTTTTAAAATATTGTGCTTTATAACTCTTTCCGTACCGCAAATACAACGACACCGGAATTTATCGCCGTCATTGCTTAGTATCGTCCAGTAACCGACGTTATCCCCAGGTTTCAAAATGTACTTTTTTCGATTGCGGTGTTTCTGACACCCGCATGATTTTGACTTACCCCGTCTTAGCGCGGATCTACTTACCCATTTTTCATTGCCGCAAACGCACCGGCATAAAATATGATAGCGATGTTCCGGTGGTGGATTAATTTCAATCACTGTCCAGTAATTAATTTTATCCCCGATTTTCATTTTTATTTCTCAATGTTATCAGGTATGCTTTGACTTTTTCGCACTCTTCATCGGTCATGCTTAACGTTCTTCTTCTGGCTCCGGTCGGTAACGTGCTTTTAGCACCAGCACCGGGGCGTTTTCCGCCCCAGTTGGTTTTTACGCGACATTTATACGCTTTCCCTGACTGTGTTTCAGTTATATGTGGGATCCCATTTCGTCCTGTAATGTTCAAGCCTTTATCTCCTGTTTTCTGATTGATGAGCACGGGGAGTCCATCTTTATTTTTCGTTAGTTCCCAGTACGCAGGGGTGATAAATGTTACTTCATTGCATACCTCTTCGTTTAGTTTAAATAGGCTATACCCCGTTCCGCCGAGGGCGGCGGGGTATTCATATCCTTTTATTTCCATTTTGTTTTCCTCCTATTTACATTCTGTTTCTTGCTTCTTCCGCGGTTTTAATTACGGTATACGGGTTAAAAGCGTTTTTGTTTGTTATGTAAAAACTTGCTTCTTTTTTCTGGTTAATGATTTTATTGATTTTATTCTTTATCATTTCAAATGCCTTCACGTCTCTTTCTTGATTTCTTTCTTTGTTGATTTCGATGTTTTTGTCAAGTGTGTCCATAACATCGTTTATTATGTCTGTCGCCCAAGTAATTTGTTTCTCGCTCCCGGTGAGTTTGTAAGTGTTTTCCATTTTGTTTCCCTCCTTGTTTTTAACTCTTGCCCTTTCTTGATTATAGTATAATATAATCAAGTTGATTCGTCAATGCATTTTCAAAATGTTTTGTTATAAATTATCTTTATACCGTTCAATAAAAAAAGAGGGCGGTTTCCCGCCCCGTTAATTACTTAATCTGTCTACCAACCAGCCTGTCGCTACGGCTCCTGCGATGTATGACCAGAGGTTTCTCTGTCGTTTTGCAAGCTTTACGTCGTGCGTCAGTTCATCGATTTTCTTCGTCAATCTGTCTAAAGATAGATTCAGCTTCATCAAGTTCTCTTCTGCTGTCTGTAATGAGACTTCTGCATTCTGCAATTGTTCTTGAGTTCTCATCAATTCTTTTCTGCACTCTGTCAGCCGATTCTGCAGCTCGGTCAACTCTTGAGATGCTTCGGTCGAGTTGCTCTCCAGCTGATTTAATTTCAGCTCCAGCTCGTTTAATTTCAGCTGCTGATTGCTTGCTGTAGTCTTGAGCTTCTCGTACTGTGTTCTTTGCATCACCACCGTTTTCGTTGCCGCTGGTGCCGCTGAATATGAGATATACGAGCAGGGCGACAACAGCAACGACAGCGCAAGCAATAGTGATAATTTTCTTCTTTTCCACATTACGCACTCCTTTGATTCATATAAAATATAGCTTTGCCGCGAAGGATGTCTCCGCCGGACATCCACTCTTCTCCTGCGTGTAAGATCGTCAAATCTGATCTTTCGCATCCGTTTTCCGGTCCGTACGGTTCGTGATAATACTCACCGTCCATGTTATCTGCAGCCTCGGCATGAGTCATGACATGCTGTATATCTACCGGTATCTCCATTACATCACAGATGACTGCGATGACCTGCGCCAGACATTCGATCTGCGCGTCGGTCGGCGGACAGTCTCCGAGCTCCACGTCTTCATGCGACCACGCCGTATAACCGCGGCAGCAGTCCAGTGTGATTGCGATAGATCCCGTGTTTCGGTGGTATGTTGCTTCCGGAGTCATATATAACGGTAATGTGTTAATTATTGTCCCGTCTCCGCGGATACATATGTGATAATCATCGCTGTCCGTGTTGTAATCTCCGCCGGTCCAGTGACAATATGCTTTCGCATCGCGACCCATCCGGCGTGCATTGTCTTGTATGATTTCTTTTGCGTCTAAAAGCGCTGCTTTGAATTCTTGCAGTGTCATGATTACCTCCATCTAAAAAACCGCCATTTAGCGGTTATTTCTTGAGTTTCGCGAATATATTGTTGTCGAGTAACGTTATCAACTTATCGATATGATGATTTCCTGCGTCCCGTAAATTCTCACAAATCGACAGTATCTCGTTGTAGCAGATGTACCCGAACATAAATTTAAGCACTGGCCATGACAACGGGATTTCTATTGCTGATAAAACCGTGTCGATCTGTGAAGCCGTGAGAATAAGAATTGTGAAAAGTATAAACTTTGTCAAAAAGCCCCACAGCATGATTTTAGATTTCAACCTCTTTGCGCTGAACGCAAGAATAATACCGTACAATTTCTCTCTCGTCGTCAAGTAGTCGGGATCCATCCCTTTATCTACAAGATACTGATAACCGATAGCCAGCCAGCGTGTAGAGATGTCGATGATAATCAACCAGAAGTACGCATTGAGCACTACGCCGTATGAGCTGTTGATAAACGATAGAATGTACATCAGAACAACGCTTACGACTGTCTTTGATTCCCATTTATCTAAGAGATTCAAAGAAGTTCGGCAGAAATATTCTGCAAAATCAATCAAATCTAAGACAAAAACACAGGTAACAAACCCGCCCCACAGATACGGTGGTTTGCCGTATTTTTTTATTTTTCTTTTGAGATTTTGAAAAAATGTCATGATTAACTTATCCTTTTCCAAAAATGCACTTTGTACGCCGGTGATTGTACTGTGCTTGATTTTCCGTAAATATTGTTTGATTTTGACGCGTCAAGCACTGCTTTTAGAGCAGACTTATTTCCTTGAAAGATATCCCCCATTGAAGGAATCCTTTCTTGCTCATCAGATAGATAAGCCATTCCGCCTGCTCCTCCAAATCCTGTTCGATCACCATACCCTACTATGTATCCAGTTATATTTGGCAGCCCTGCTTCTATTGTTTCGCCCGCACCACTTGATGTACCCTGTAACACTCTATCCTGCGCAATTTCTTCCCATGTTGCCAATCCATCTGCTTCACCTGGCTTTAGCGCGTCATCTGTTGCTGTCGTTACTACTATGCCGACTGGATACAACACATCTATCATTGCTTTTAACCGACTGTCCACCACTCTGAATTTTGCGCTACCATCTGTGATTTCCTGCATATTCTTTCTCCTTTCAATCGTTTGTTAAATATACTAAACATGCAACAGATTCATGTCCTGGCGATGTAGTATATTCATCCGTATAACTGAGATATAGTTTACCGTCTGTATTTATTGTCAATCGTACAGCTTTACCGTTGCTGTTGTTTATAAGGGCATAAAATTCAAGATTTATAAATGATTTTGGTAGCCCCGATGCAATTTCAATGAGACCTTCTTTTGCACTTTTCATTCGTACAAAAAGATGCACTATGTTTTTTATTTTTACACACGATAAATTTTCGATGTACTGTGAGTCTATAGTCGCATTAATTGTTTCCATCTTTCCGTAATTATTGAGTTTTTCATCGACATATTCTTTTGCGGTTACCGTCTTAACTGTCCACTTCACGCTTCCGTCATTAACTTCTACCCCCCCCGATATAGTTGACAAATTAGGTTCGGTATTTCCCGTGGTTCCCGCCTGCGTGCACTCAAGATATGCCCAGGACGGAAGTTTCGATGAGTAAACGATATCGCCGACTTTATATGCTTTCTTGCGCTGCAGCCGATTGACAAATGACGCCGTGGATTCTAAGTCTGTCTGATCCGCCTTTTTGTCTACTTTTGTTGATACGGTTTCTAAATCGGTTTGATTCGCTTTCTTGCCAATTTGATTAGAGACCGTTGTTGCGAAGTTCGGGTCATTACCGAGTGCTGTCGCCAATTCATTAAGCGTGTCAAGCGTTTCCGGTGCGGCTCCGACAAGTCCAGACACTGTGTTTTGCACAAATTCTGTATTTGCAATTGTTTTAGAACTGTCGCCTGTCGGTGCTGTCGGCGCTGCACTCGTACCCGTTACCGCTAATGACTTTGCTTTGACCGTATCAGCATTGACTAAGTTAAGGTCACTCATACCCGTTACCGCTAATGACTTTGCTTTGAGATTATCGTTATCTACCGACGCACTTTTTTTATACAGATACTCCAGATCATTCGCAACATAGTCTAAAATACCGTCATTTCCCTTTGTGCAGAACGGCGTATTTTTTCCGAACGCCCCCGGCTGTATTATGTTGTCGTTCTCATCCCGAATTTCCGGATGTTGAAATGTCTGCGGTTTCATTCGGATACCTCGGCTTTTTTGATTTCAAGCGTGACAGTATCGCCGTAGTTCAATTCATCGGTTTCTTCTTGCGACGTTGTCTGTATTGTCAGCATTTCGCCTGTCTCGGGATTATGAAAGCTGAACGTCGTCAAAACTCCGTCATTCTGCGGATAGGACACTTTACCGTTTACTTTGCATGTTCTTTTCATGATTTCTCTCTCCTTTTTAGTAATTTGTAACATCGATCACCATATAATTAAATGCATCATAATGATATGAATCGCCAGATCCGGGGAATCCCGTTGCATAGTACATAGATAACGTTCGTACCTGTACTTTCCCGTTGACAATCGCTGGGAAACTTACTTCCGTTATACTGCCGCCAAACTCTCCCTTTGTTTCTGTATAAGCTATATCTGATCCGATCTGGCATATGGCATACTTATTTGTTGCCGACGGCAATGTATACCCTGTTGGTCCAAAATGTCTTACCCTCATATATTCTTTAGTGCTGTCAAATACGCAACATCCAACGCTGTTAAATACTTGTAAGCCGACTCCACTTTGTGCTGGTGTACTCGTGTCAAGGCCGAACACATAAGCATATACATCCGGGTATGCATTTCTAAAATCTTCAATATCTAATATTTCGTCATCGGTATCCTCATCTTCGCTGTACTCTACACCGCGAAACTCAACTCGTTTTGCCTCGTAGTCATAATCTTGAATTATCAACATATTGTTATTTGAAGTCATACCACCCACCGCAACGAGGATTTCATCTTTTGCGAGATCTAATACAGGCACATCTCTTCTCACAATTTCTACCGTTTTTAAATCTATCAATTTTATTTTTCGCTTAAGTACAAGATTCTTGTATGTCTGGTTAACAGTTAACTTATTATCGCCGTTATATACTGTAATTCCCGCACTTGTCATGTTAGTACACCCCGTATAAAAGAACCATAGACAATCGTTTATCAGCTGGATATGATCCGTAATCCCACGATATGCTTTTCCCATTTTTTGTTATTGTCGGCATATGATACTCGATATGAATTGACGGAGTCAATGGCGGTGTTTTTATATTTAGCGGATAATACCACAAATCCCCATCACTTAATTCGTCGTTAGTAATACTTCCGTTCGTTCCATTGATTTGGACTACTCCGAGATATTTAACCAGCCTGTCGGTAACATCTAATACGCATACCCCGTTCTCATCAAAAACTTGTAATCCCTGCGGCATATACCTTATTGTCACCTCTTTCTTGACTCCGTCTTTAACTATGTACCCTTTACTTTCTATCGGTACCTTTACCGTAATTTCCGTGTGATTTTCGCTATCTTCAGGTTTTTCTTCTTCATGCGGCTTTTCTATGTCGCCTCGTTTCTTCTTTTTCAAGCACGCATACACGACAACGCCAATGACTACAACTACAATTAACATGTACATCATTTTTACCACACTCCCATCCTCACTCTTAACATATTGTTGCTGTCATATACTTCAATCAGGTTATCTTTAATTTCTGTTCTTGCCCCGCTTGTTTTTGTCCTCAACAGCCCGATGTTCGCTGTGATTGCTGATAGACTTGTCACCGCCAACTTATCAGCAGTAACCGCTTTTGCCGCAAGCATTCTTGAGACAATGACATTGTTATCTATAACCGTAGTGCTCTTGATGTGCAGATACTTTCCGTCTATTGTCGTTGTAGTCGGCGACACGTTAATCTGATTGATGACATCGCCTTTTTGCACCCTTAAATTGATTGCATCGGTCATTTGAGCTATGGCGCTGTAATTAGCTTTTGCAAGCATTAAATTTCCGAGGTTAGAGACTATTGTCGTTACGTCTTGCTTTGCGATTGCGCCGTCGTTGAGCTTTTGCTTAACTAACGCGTCTACTTTCGCAAGACTTACCGCTTCATCGTCAATCATGTCCTTACTGATTGAGATTTTGACAGTAACACGGCTCTCTCCTGATTTTTCGCCTTCGCCGAACAGGTCATAGTACGCAATAGAGACATCATAGATACCCGCACCACATGTGTGACTGTAGCTGTTGTTTTCGGTCTTGATTGTCTTCTGCCCGTCAGTGCCGCTGATGTAAATGTTCATTCCGGCACAGTCTTTCGGAATCGCTTCTGCAGTCAGCCCGAAACCGCCGATTGTACTTGTGAGCGCAGGTGGATTCGGTTTCTTCGGTATTGGCTTGTTATATTGCAGAATGGCTGGAGTAGAATATTTGCCGATGGCAGATTTTGCGTACAGATACAGTTTCCCGCTCCGTTCGGTCAGCGGTAGGATAGCAGATAAGTTGTTCGTCCGTGCTAACAGTCCCGCCGTTTCAGCGCCGGCATTGTCGTCCGTTCGAACTTCGTAAAACGCAACGTCGGTATTTGTAACTTCTTTCCAGCTTGCGGTACAGACGGACCCAAAGTCTATGCCGAATCCGTCGGGTGTGTTCGGGATTTCTGTTTTAAGCGCAACGAGGATCTTCAGCTGCGGAGATGTGTCCGGACTTGTACTTTCTCCCCATTCGTCTTTTGTGCAGACCGCGATCAGGTAGGTATCTCCGACGATAGCCTGCGGAATGACGACTTGATCTTTTCCGCTGCCACCAAATGTCCATTCTCCGTCAAAACCGAGTTCAGAGCCTTTCGTGCCCTCTTTGATGACTAAGTCTTTTGCCTGTGCGTTGCTGGTCTTATACCATACGTCGCCCTGCAGGTAAGATTGCAATTCGGGCGACGTCCAGTTGACCACAATGTCATAGCGAGACACGCCGTCCGCAAGCTGTCTATAACGGTTATATGCGGTTAAATTCGTAACGGGCGGGATGTAGTACGGCGTGAGTGTGTACTCGTAAGCTCTAACTTCGGACAGATCCTGATTACCAGCCCCGAAGATGTTGTACGAACAGAATTTCAGGTAAATCTTCTTGCCGATGTCATCTTTTGCGAACGGCACTTTAAATACCGAATTGTCGAGTCTGACAAAATCTGTATCTTTAGCGTGCGTTCTGACAGCTGTATTACACTGGCCGCGGTATAACCCCGATAGTAACCACGCACCGTTTGACTGCAGATTAGCGTTGATGTAACTCATGCACTCGCCGTCAACCCAGCATAATGTATTTTTACGTTCTGCGTCCTGCGCTGTACCGCTAAGCAGCTGATCGTTACAGGTTACCATTACTTGATTGCCGGACGGATGATTCGGCATCGGTGACAATGGATGTGTTAATTTACCGCACCGCGCAGAGCCTGCAATTTGCCCGACCGTCCGGTAGTTCGTGTTATCGTCGGAGACGTACACAGTACATCCGCCCCAACCGTCTTCTTTACCTTTTGCAGCTATCCACAGCTCCAGTCCGTCAGCAGTAAGATCCGCAGGCGGTTGAAAAATAACCGGCACGGTATCTGGTGCCGTCTTGTTGTAATCAATATACGGCCTATCGTTAGCATGTACGTTGTATTTTGCCGCAGGGTAGTCTCCCGGCGCCCTTGATATCGCGGTTACGGTCAGGCATCCATCGGTACCTTCTGTGATGCCATTAATAACTGCGACCTGCTCAAAGATCCCTGAATTTTCATCGGTCAATCTTACCAAGTCACCGACTTCCAGCCGGCACAGGCTCCAGTCGAGTTTAAATGTGTATTGCGTTCTCTCGTACTTATTGTTTCTTGCCAACTGTTCAGCAATTTTAACCGCCCGCTCTTTTGTGTAAATATAATGAGCGTTCGTTACGCTTGCGGCTCTTACGCCGTAGTTCTTGATATCTTCGGTAAATTCGTAGCTGACGGATTCTTTTTCGTAGCCGTTTGCGCGGTTGATAAACTCTACCGGAAACTGATTATAGATTGCAGAGCTGTCTTTTCTCTTGTACGTCACAAGAGCCCCGCCCGACTGCGGTAAAAAATCATCCGCCGTCAGGTCTGTAATACCTGTTTTATCCGGTGCCCAGCTACCTACCGGTCTATCGGCCAGTGGTACAATTTTTAGCTTGTCATTTGACCAAAACACATAAGCATTGGTCAGTTTTGCAATTTCATTTACAACTTCCCGGGCGGCTTTTGCGTCTTCGTCCGGCGGAGAGGAAATAAGCAAGTCGGCCTCTTTACAGTATTTTCTGTAGTTGTCCAGCCCGATAATCTGCATGTCCTTTTTACCGATTTTATCTAAGACGTATCGGATATAATCGGCAGGATTGACATCGATACCGTCTCCAGTCTCTAATAGCCTGCCTTTCACTTCGAAATTGTACGACGGCATCGATCCAGAATCGCCCAAATCAATAACTCCGGCCATGTAGGCAAGTCCCGGATACGGCAAGGCTTTTTCCGGGTGCTTTCCCTGTGTGTATGCCCAGGGCTGCTGATTCTCTTTTCCATCAAACAGCGTCAGTTGAATGTCGTCCGCCGGATAATTGTGTACATTTTTACCGATCCATACTTTGCCGATTCCGGAAATAGGACCCTCGCAAAGTCCTAAAATGACCGCTACAGTGTAGGTGTAGGTAATGCTGACTTGCTTAGATTTGCCGCCTTTTCCGGCTTTATGCGTTTCGCGGTGTTCGTGAGCAGTGAAATCATCATAACAGATTACATTTCCCGCTGTTCTCACTGTACCGATGATTTCCGGTACAACGGCGCCGTATTCCGCGGTGTTGACAGTAAATTCACTTATCTTATTTGCCCGCGTTGTCGTTGTTCTTCCGCGAAAAAAGCTCATTGTCTCACCTTCTTTTTGTTAAATCGGTATATGCCGCGCAAGCGGCTCCTGCCTTTTGCGTCGAAAAACATCACGTCGGAAAGGTCTGTCATGACCACGCCTCTATCTACATAAGCATGAATAACCCGTCCTTTACCGACATAGACGGCGCCGTGGGAAATGCACCGTCCGAATTGATACAGCAGGAAATCTCCGGGCTGCATGGTCTCTACTTCATCGCAATATTTTTGTACATAACCCAGGAACCATTCTTCGCTATGATGCAAATGCCATTCGTTCGAGTACGGCTCAATCGGGATACTGTCTTTTTTCAGTAATCCTGCATCTTCTACGCAGCCGATTAGGAGCATGCCGCAGTCTACACCGCGACCTTTTATTTTAGCGCCGTTGATGTGCGGCGTTCCCAGCCATTCTGCAGCAGCTTTAGCTATTTTTTCGCCGTCTGTCATATGAGCACCTCTCTTCGCGGCACAAACGGCGCAATCAGCGTAGCGGCATCGGTTTCTTTACTGTAGATGACACCGTCTTCATTCGTCGTGTAGCTTCCCTGCGGATAGTATCTGCGGACCGGAAATTCCATATTGAGACCTTGTGTTTCAGCTTTGACGGACAATTCAATTTTTATGCCGCCTGCCGATTTGACTTCTACATTTCCGCCGAACAAATCAATTGCGCCTACAACGGACTGGTCGCGGAAGAAGCAGCGGCGGAGATATAACTTGGCTCTATCAAGCACTCCGTTATGCGCCGCCTGCAAAAACGGCAGTCCTTCCAGTTTGTCATTGATATCCGCTTGAACAGTAACGGTCATCGTATCAACTACCACACGATCGTGTATCTTAACTTGCTGCCGCTTAATCAACAATGCGTTATGCAAATACGTATGCCCGCCAAACGATATATCTATATCGGTATCGGCATAAAAATACTTATTGCCGTTAAACAGAACCAGCTCGTATAAGTCGCACGACGTTATGTTCTTTTCAGTTTCTAAGTATGTTTTTAACGATTCATTCACTGTTTTCATCGTACAGTCACCATTTTAAATGTCTTTGACTTGTTAAAATCAACAAAAATATTCTCTGTTTCTATACCATCATCAGCGAGCATGACTTTCCAGTAATACGTGTAATCTGCGGTTATTTTAGCGGTATTTGACGGAGCAGTTTTGAATTTCACTGTCCCGCCGGTAACTGTATATGCGCTGCTTGCCTGCTTCACGCCATCTACGTATACTGTTACGTTTTCGATGTACTCTACCGGCTCTACATAGTCGCCCATCTTCATAACCGCTTGATAAGTTCCTGCCGTAATAATCGGCAGTTGTATTCCTTTTTCTTCGTAGTCTTCAGGATCAAGCCACAGAAAAGGGGTATGCGCACCTTTTAACAGTGCTGCAAACCCCATCAGTTTTCTCGCTTCCGCGTTGGTCAATTTAACCAATTTGGCAGTAATAGTCCACTCTGGATACAGCTGATTTGTCAGTGTGCGGACTCTTCCGCTTCCTGATTTCTGTACTTGTGTGTTCCATTTTTGCCTTTTTGTACTTGAGTATGCTAATTTCCGTAGCGCGGGAAATTTTCTTAAAATCATCCGAACACCCCGCTTTCTGATGCAAACCCCTGTGAATCGTCAAAAAGGAACTGTTTTATCTTATCGCCGTAGCCCTCGCGCAGTAAATCTACAAAGCTTGCCGGATCCAGAGCGCTGACATTGAACTGAATCGTTGGGCGACTGATTCCAGAAGAGCCTGAAGAACTGCTAACCGCGCCGCCTTCGGCAAAGTGCAGAGCCTTTCCTTCGTTCAACATGTTTAACGTCGGCACGCCGATACGAGATACTGCGTCGGCATTCAGCACGTACTCACCGTTAGAGAGCATAGCGGGAATACTGTCAGAAACAGAAGTACCACTACCGTTAACCGCACCGCCGGTAGCAAGTTGCGCAATACCCGACGCTGCTTTAGCAATACTCATTTGTCCGGCTACAATCGCACCAGCTCCAGCTGCAGACCACGGATTAGCGGCGATAAGAGCTGCCGTCGCATTGGCCGCCATGATACCAGTTTTCCCTGCCTGTGCGGCCGCTTGCGCTTTAGCATTTGCAATTTCAGTAGCACTGTTCGATGCTGAAAGTGATTTGATAATTCCTAAGTTTGCGATGGCCTTTTGTAGCACATTTTTAATTAATGTGTTCAATAAAGTGTTCCCTAAATTCATAAAAACACCTGCCAGCGATTGTCCCTGTGTGATGCAGTTAGCAATTCCACTTGATAACTGTGTTTGTACTGTATTTGCCATCGAAGCGAATGTTTCTTGCATATACGTTCCCCATTCGACAGCCTGTAGCATCATCTCATCGTACAGAGCGGTACGGACTTCTGATAGCGCCTGTTCATTTGCAAGAGTAGTAGCATAGCTTTCCCCAGTAATAGCGTCTTTTTCCGCCATCATTTCTGTATAGGCTTGTAGACTTTCGGCGTTATTAGCTAATTCAAGCTGATGTTTCGCATTCTGAACAGCCAGTTCACGAGACAGCATTTTTTCTTGTGTCTGCTGATTCAGCTGATCTATCGCCGCCTGTGCTTCCTGTTCAACAGCCACCCTGCTACTTGCCGCTTCCTGCGCTGCTTGTATTGCCTGATTCTTGTTGCTTTCATAATCAGCGGTCAGGTTATTTTTCTTAGCAAGAAGCAGGTCCAGATTCTGTTGCCCATTATCTCCGGCGGTACCATTGTTGATCTTTTCCTGTGCTTTAGCAATTTTCTCCGTCAGAGCCGCAAGCTGTGACTGATAAGCAACCGTCTTTTCTCCTGTTTCGGAGTATTCCAATGCTTCCTCATTCGCTTTTTTCTGAAACTCATCAAACTTGGCCAATGCGGCACCGATAGATTGCGCTTTCTCTCTCGCTGCATCAAGAAGTTTAGTATAAGCACTTACTTTATCAGTATCCACCTGTGACTTGATTTCCATACGGATCTTCGAGATGGCGGAACTGTTATTTTTTCCTACGCCGTAAGCGTCAGCAATCGCCTTGCCGATCTTGGCCAAGACTTCATCGCGGAGCGGAATAACCGCTTCCGGACCCGCTTCACCGACGATTGCCGGCGTGCCGTGTTTCAGCTGTCCGCCATTAGCCAGCGGAACCAAACCGCCAACGAGACCACCAGATGCCATGCCGAATACGCCGCCTTTAGCGTACCCGTCGCCGGACTGCCTTACACTTTCTATCGTTTCTTTTTGGATACGAACTAATGTGTCAATTGGGTGTGACAAGAAATCTTTCAATCCCTGCCACATGTTTTTTACCGTATCAATAGCACTCTGGAACTTTGTCTTTATCGCATTACAGCAGCTATCGACAAATGAAGAGATACCGGACATCACTTTATTAGCTACATTCTTGAGATAATCCCAGTTTTCGACCACGAGTACTATTGCTGCCACGATAAGCGACAGTGCAGCAAGAATCGGATTTGACATGCATGCGGCACGGAACAACAGCGCCGCTCCTTTAGCTGCAATAAAAGCATTTCGAACCATAGCTATCCCGCCGGCAACAGCATTCCAAACACCGACAGTTCCAGCTATGCTCGTGATGACCAATATTAAATTTTTGAGAGCTTCAGAATTTTCTGTAACGAATTTTCCAATTTTTTGAAACCCAGTAACCATTGCGTCAACCACCGCACCCATCGTGGGATCAATCTCCGTCAGCTCATCAATGATAGCCTGCTTAACACCGACATCTTTCATTGCCTCTTTGATATTGGTGACATGCGTTTTAAATCCTTGCGCAAGCTCTCCAAGTGCATCGAGCCCGCCTCTCACATCAAATGCCTCACTGATGATGTCACCGACAGCGGCCATGCTGTTTGTAGCCGCTTCTTCTATGTTTGAGAATTTCCCCATCAGTGTGTTTGCGAGACTTTCCGCAGCGCCACCGGTTTTTTCAGCCATCGCTTCAAAGAGCATATCCATAGCTTCTTGCGTAAGCTGCCCCTGAGAAGACATCTCTTTTAATTCAGCTACGGATAGCCCCATTTTTTCAGACAGCAATTTCCAGGCAGGGATGTTGGCATTTGTCAATTGCATCATGTCCTGTGCGCCAATTCTGCCCGCCATCTGCATTTGTGCAAGAGCGGTATTGGCACGGTCGATTTCATCTGTCGTGAGACCGTAAGCGGAACCTAAATCTACAATCTTCTGAATTTTTGATGCTGCCGTGTCTACATTGTCGCCAAGATTGACCCATGCCCGAGCCATCGGCATGAGCTGCGTTGTATCGTAAGCGGACGCTTCACCGATACCTTGAATAGTTTTAATCAGCCTTTCGGCTTCACTGTTTCCGAGAGTAAAGGATAGACCTTTCTTGAGCAACTCCATATTAGCCGCAGCCTGTAGAGCGGCTTTTCCCACACCGACAATGGCGCTCACGGTAAACGCTGCAGATACAGCTGCACCGACTTTAGCAAGAGTTCCCGGAATGGATCCTACATCTTTATTAAGCTTTTGTACCTCTTTATCGGCATTTTTAGCACCAGCCGCTAAATCATTCATTGAACTGTTGGACGCTTTGACTTTAGATACACTCTGCAGCGCGCTTTTGACCTTGTCCGTTTCTCTGACAGCCTGTCCGCCATCTGCAGAAATAGTCACTTTTATATCATGATTTGCCATCGAAATCCCCCCTTTCTGCTCGTTTCACTAATTTAATCGCTCTTTCAATATCTTCATTTGTCGCCTTTTTACCAAAAACCTCAGGAAATAATTTTCTTACAGTAATCGGACGTTTTGGTGCTCGGGTGCCGCCGTTGATAATCGGAACCGTCAGTAGCGATCCGACAAAGATTTTTTTGTTATTCATACGGCGGGCATATCCGTTTGCTCGCATGTTAATTTCATACGGAGTAGCACCTCCGATTTCTGTCGATGTCATCTTCAATTCGCCGTAACATACCGGCAAAACAGCCAAGAAATAATCAGCAAGCGTTTTTATTTCTTCTGTTTCGCCAGTTTCTCGTTTTTTTGTGTATCCTCACCAACATCGATGTCATCAATCCCCAGCGTTTCAAGTAAGTTTTTGGTGCCCGTGGGCCCTAAAATTCCGCAGGCAGCAATGGCAGCAGTGTAAAGCTTGATTGTTTCATCAAGACCTGCTTCACGCATATACCCCATCATGAGATTCTGCGCTTCTGCGCGATCCATGATTTCTCCAGCGCATTTCAGCCCAATCCAAAATGCATCAATTAAAACGCTCAAAGTCGGAATCGGCTGATTTGTAATCGTAGCCAAAAAACCGCCCGGCATTCTTGCTTCCAGCTGTTCAAGTCCGGATAAAGTGAAAAGGAGAGCGTGTTCGCTCTCCCCGACTTTAAACCAGACTTTCCGTGTAATTCGGTCAAGTCTCATATTAGCCTCCAATTGTTACAGTAGCACCGGTCATTACGCCTTTTACATCTGCAATCTTCGTAACTTTTTCGTAGAAAGTCGGCGCGCCGATACCTTTTAGCTTAATTGTGAATGTAACCATGTCATCATGTGGCGTGGTGTCCGAAATATCGGTAATAGAATACCAGTTTCGTTCTGCAGTACCGTCTGTCGTGAAATATCTGCAGATATCCACCACCTCGCTCTTAATAAATGCATCTTTCAATGCAGCATAAGCTTCATCGGCTTTTGTTGCGATACATTCAAGAGAAAGTTCAGTAGATCTAATCCCGGCGTAGCTTTCACCCCAGCCGCCTGAATCTTTACTATTTGCGTCGATTTCATCGGCACTCATAGATAAATCAGCAGTAGTCTGTCCGCCAAACAAAGACCACTGCGGTAGTGTTTCTGTTGCACCAGTTCCGTAGTTCAAATACGCAAGGGCATCTTTACCCTGAATTTTGCCGGCATTCGCACTTCGCGTTGCTCTTACTTTTCCAGCCATATTTCATTTTTCCTTTCTTTATAACCATTCATTTACTTCATATTTCAAAATTGCGGCCCCGGCATTGCCTCTCACGCCGGGTGCCGTTCCGAAAACAATCTTTTTAACCGTGCTATTCTGCACCGTGCCGTCAAGATCATAATTATCTAACAACGATTCACGCACTCGCATAGACAGCTCATCAACCTTTACCATTTTGGAATCCGGAACAATAAGATAGATACTGTATCCTATGGCGGCATATTCACCGCCTTTTGTCGGACTTTCAAAGCTAACCTCATCAGCGGTAACCGTTCCCGATGGTTTGACGGGAGTGACGGGCCCGTTCAATTCAAAAGACCAATCGATATTCGGAAATGTTTTTTTCAGATAATCTTTCAGTGCTTTTGTTATTTCTCTCAAGCTCGACTGATTTTCACTGTACGTGTCCATGCTCCCCGCTCTCCTTCCTCATCGGTATCCGTTTCTTTCATAAAATCTGCCCGCGTTAATAGCTTTGTGACATCTTCCGCCTGTTGCCGATAAAGCTTATATTTCCGCTCATAAACGTCATCTTGCCGATTTCCGTCTATTGCAACAGTAGGATCCGTACCGACAAGCGAGAGGCAACAATCACGGCAGGCAATCAACACGGCAAGTCTCTTAGTCAAAGGACGCGCCACAGCATTCAAAACACCGTAAACAGCTGCCAGCCTGTTCATGTGTTCGTTTGCTCCTGCGATCTGTTCTGCAGTCACGCGCCCGCGCAAAACCTCATCGGCAATGTCGGATTCTTTTACAAATTCAGCCATGTGTCACCCCTTTACCAATTCCGTCGCGATATCTTCTTTTGCCAGTTCGGCATAACGGTCAAAAGTAGCCAACACCTCTCTTTTTTTGTCATCCGCCGCTGCGTATAAGAACGGATCACCTTTATATCCCGGGTGATTTACTGACCGGGCAAATTGAAAAGCGCCGTTCTTCACCCATCGCAGTGCCTTTTTTCCATTCGGTACGATTCGGTGCGGAGCACTACCGTTATGTACAAATCCTGCATAAGCGGCTATGCCGTTATCGATAAACACCTCGCCGGATAAATCATTTAACATTCTCGTGTTAACCGCTCTTTCAAGCTGTCCAGTTCTTGATTTAAACCTGTGATTATCCTGTGCGTGCTCTGCCACGGTTAAAGTGCTTTCTTTAACCGCCTGCCTTAGCCGCTTCTTGAAGATATCCGCGGTACTCATTCTGCATCAGCTGCTTTTGCTCTTGAAGAACGTGTCCTTTTCGGCTTCTCCTGTGTTTCTTGTGTTTCCTCGGACTGTTCCTCGGCTTCAACGTCGGTTGCAGGATCCTCTTCAGGAGTTACCGGCTGCACTTCTGCGGCCTCATCGTCAATAACGGTATACCCGTGCTCTTTGAACCACTCAATTAAATAGGCGTCAGAAGTTTCTCCGACGCCCTTAACGAATGTCACAGAAGCACTTTCACCGTTATAATCTTTATTCGGCGCTATAATCTGTGCCATCTTGCACCTCCCTTATTTAACTTTGATGTTTCTGAGAACCGCAGCCGCTTTCGTTGCTTTCAGTGCAACAGCAGCCACCATTTCTACCTCACCCGACTTTACCGCCCCGGGTGTTTTGAAATCAGGCAGCCAAGACTGGACAGGTGCGACACCCGCCATTGAAACGGCGTGGAAACCGTCAATGCCGAAGCGTACTGCGTAGAGAGACGTTGTGCTCTTAGCCGTATCAATCGGCACAACGGGATCATTAGACCCGGACTTTGCGCCGAGATTAACAAACGGAATACCGTTATACGTGAGAACAGGACGCCCGAAGTCATCTTTCGTTTCAGTGTAGGCTACCGCACGGCGGACAACGGCCTTAAATTTTGTGAAAAGTGCCGCGTTCATGAGAAGCGCGGACGGCTCACCGTCCATTAACCCTAAGCATTCATCCAACGCGTCAAGGAATGCTTTATAGTTGCTGTCAATAGCAGAGCCAGAAGACAAGTCGATTGGCGCTGCGGGTTTGTATTCCGTAGAAGACCCGGTCAGTGCTTTTTCTAATCCATCAAACGCCTTGTTGTTCGTTCCGGTGTCGCCGTTGATAACAGTGTCATTCCAGAGCGCGGACGCAGCTTTGATTTTTTGCCGCATCTGGAACGTGACTTCATTTTCAATGCCGCCCATTTTCGCAATAACGCGGTCTACTTTATAAGACCCGCCGAAAATCGCCAGATTGACGGATTTCTGCTCTTTTTCGGCTTCCTGCGCGGTGTACTCTTCGTTGACCGCACGGAAATCAGCTTTCGGCTGTGTTTTCACGCGGTTATAAGAGTAAGTCAGAGTAGCCCCGCCGCCGACGGGAGATACTACGTTGTCAAAAATAATGTGTTCCCAGATAAAATTGGATTTTGCGTATTCGTCGATGACTTCTGCCTGAAGATCATCCTGTACGTTAAGTTTTGCCTGTGCTAATGTTACCGGCATGTGTTTTTACCTCTCTTTTCTTAAAAAATTACTTATTCAATGCTGCCGCAACTGCCGCCTGCAGCCCCTGCGGCTGTGATTGTCTCCCGCTTCCGCCGTTGCCTCCGCCGCTTCCGGGATTCTGCGTGTCTTTTACCGCCCACGCATTATCTTTCAGCCAGTCTGCGGCACCGTCTTCGATAGAGACTGATTCATTCTTGGCATTCGTGAATTTGTAGCTGCCGTCCTCGTCCGTTTTGATAGAGCCTACCAAGATTTTTGCAATTTCAGCTGGATTTGCTGCATTGCCTTTTGTGAGAGCCGCCACAGTCTGCTGCATAATGTCAGCCTGCACTCGCTTAGCCTGTTCTTCTTTCCGGGCATTTTCAGCCGCTTCGTACTTTTTGTTCAGCTCATCCAGCTGTTTCTGCATTTTCTCGGCGGCGGTTTGGTCTCCTGTACCTTTCGCCTCAAGTTCTTCCACCTTTGCTGTGAGTTCGGTAATTTTCGCGTCAGCTTCATTTTTAGATGTGCGGAACTTTGCAGATTCGCCGTTCAGACGTGATATTTCTGTTTTTACGGCCGATATCATCTCCGCCCCGTTTTCTAACTTACCTAACGCTTCATACAATTCTGCCAATGTCATAATAAGTACCTCCTGTGTACTGTAAATAATGGGCTCCCGTCCCAATAAAAAAGACCGTTCTTTAACGCCTGCGGGCGGGTTCCTGCCCCGCGAAAAGGCAATATAAAAGCACTCGTTATGAGTGCTTATTAGCTAAAACATTCCACGAAAATGCATTCCGCTTTCCAGTTAAGCTACATACGTGATTCTTTCTATATCGTCATCCGTTACCGTAAATGGCGGCTCTTCCGTCTCTTCGACATTTCCTGTTTCTACAAGATAATGCCCTTTAATTGAATCATCCAGTATAACCACTTCGCGCCCATCTTTTAGCAAAACACAATCAAGCTCTTTTGGCATCATCTTTCTACATCTCCTTTCTTTTCAGGTTTCAAGTATGCTGAGGTTAGTCGCGGATATTCATCACGTACACCTTGCTTCCAGCCTGTCACCATCAATATCTTCTTACCTTGAAGATCTACTACCAAAAATCTTGCCTGGAATGTTCGACCGTATTCGTCGGCTTTTCTTTCCATGATTTCGGCGGTAGTAATATTTTTTCGAATTAGCTCATCGAGTTTTTTACTATTTTCTTGAGTATACCCCAAATATTTTTCAAAGGCAACCGCTTTCGGCCCGCCCGTCTTATGCGCTTTATTAAGACAGTAATTTACCAACTTGTTTTCAGGGATAACCAATTTATCGGGATTTTTGAATTCATTAGGAATCACAAGCACAATTCTGCTTTTCATCTTTTCGCCGCTGTATCCGCGTGCTTTTTCTGTCCAGCTCCGCCCGGCTTTGACATCTTTCTCACCGTATACACCGAGTATTCTTTGACGGTTCGGCAGTGTCTGTTTATTCAACCATTCTCTGCCGCCATCTTCTATTCTTGCGCGCGGCGTTTCGCTTCTTAGCAGTTTAGATCCCGCCATCACAGGGCGAAGATGACACATACAGTTCGGATGAACAGGAAGGGTCGGTACTTTATCTTTCGGAAATATCCCGGGCCCCATACCGTATAAATCGGCCTCGGCATACATATCGCAAATATCGCAAAACGGATGCGCAGTAGACATTTTCCACTTGAATGCGATGCAGTCTTCATCGTTTGCCCATTTTGTGATAAAACCGTCATTATACGCTCTTGCCATCTCGGTGCGGGCAATACGGCGGGCAAAGTATCGAGTGCGCTCCTGCGTCGCTGTATAGACTGCTTTTTCAATGCGTTTTTCATTTCCTGACAGTACAGCATTCTTTACTTGTGCGTAGGCCGCTTTCAATCCCTGCGCATTCAGTTTCTTCAGGTTTCGTTCTACCGCCCGGATCGTTTTACGAAACTCTGCGCCGCCGTAGTCTTTTGCTTTTGCAATTTGCGTCAGCTGCTTTAAAAAATCGGGGATATCTTGTTCGGGCAGTGTGTGTCCGTAGCCGTACCCATCGAAAATCGCAAGAGCTGCTTTTTGTACAGTCTGCCCTTTCTTTACCGCTTCGGCGATAACCGCGGCGGCTTGCTTTGTAACTTCTTTTGCGCCCTGCGTTGTTCTTTTAGACAACGCCAATCCGTCAGCAGCCCATACCGCAGTAGACGCTTTTTTTAGCAGCGGTTTGGCGACACCTACCGCGCCGCCTCTTTTCATTTCTCCGATTAACTGCGGCTCTATTTCCCCCTGCATGATTTTCATGACCGGATACAGCTTGTAGGCTTCGTCGACAGCCTCTTTCGGTGTTTTCCCCGCTTTCAAAAGCCGCTTTATTTCAGCTTGAAAAGCTTTAATCGCCTTGTCCGTCGCCGTCAGGATCATCTACATCACCATCTTCAAATGCGCTGTTCTGCTTGCTTTCTTCGATAGCGGCCGCGACTTCGTCAATCATTTTGTCATAGATTTCCGGCGGCAGATTCGGCATGTACGCTTCCAATACTTTTTTCAAGACTTCCAGCTTGTACGTCGGACTGTCAAAGCCCAACTCAAGCGCTGCTGCCGCATTAGACAGTGAATCAACAACATCATTAATTTTAAAGTCACGCGGGTATTCGCAGTTATAATCGACCGTTTCCCCCGACCACATCTCAAATAATTTAACGATGGCTTCGTCGGCATCCTCGCAGCGTACCGCAAAATCTGCCAGCCGCTTATTTGTTTTCTCAAAATCCCATTGCTTAGCTATGCCCGATTTACTCTTGTCACTTTGTACACCGATAACCGAATCCAGCCCGGACATACGGAACATTTCTTTAATGATCCTGTCCATTTGTTCTGTCAGCATTTCGGCGGGTGCGGCAGGCGGCGCTATGAAATCGGGAGTATGTGACGCGTCAGCCGGGTAAATGAGTGCGTTATTCGTGCCGACTGTTACTTCGCCGGTGCCGTCATCTGGCATTGTCAGAATGCCGAAAGCCTGATCTCTCAAGAGTTGAGTATGCCAACTGCAAAGTTGATACAAAAAATAATTCGCTTGAGCCACGGATAGATATTCTGACGGCGGTTTAATAATTTTCCTGTCCGTGTTTCTTGCAAGCCACTGCACAACCGGAACACAACCCATATTGTGACTGCCTGTCGTTTTACCGTCGCCATTTCCGATTGCCCATGAGTCCTGCGTCCAAGTATACGTCTCCGTGTTTTTCGCGTTCGCCCCGACCTGCGATGTTTCGTTGTATTGAAACATGGTCAGACGACCGTATCGGTCAATTGCCCAATTTTTAATCTGTGCTGGCGTGACAATTTTTAAAAATGGCAGCTTGCGTCCTGCGACCGCGTCACTTCTTCGTTCAGCCAGCTCATCGCTGTTATCAACAACGATATATGCGACGCCGTATAATTTTGCTTGCAACGCTGCCGATTTACAAAAATCCTGATAATCTGTGCCTGTTCGGTCGCAGTCATCAAGAAATGTCTGAAACAGCGTCGAACCGTTATAATCACGTTTGATGTCATTTTTAAATATCGGGTCTACTGCAGCATTGACAATCGGCCCGGTGTAATTCAAATAGTAAGCGAGACCCTGTCGGTCTTTATAGTTTGCCGGGTCTTCCCGCGGATGCTGCCTCAGTCCGGCTCCGTTCTCAAAAAGCCCTGTACCGAAATATGCATCTGTCAAAAGACTGTATTTATCCATGTGTCACCTCAATATAAATTACTCCGCACAGCTTTAACCTTGAACCGTGCGGGCATTAGATCTTCACAGCCATAGCGCACCGCGTCTATCGCGTGATTGTTTTTATCCGGATAAGCACTGATATATTGCCCGTCGCGCGTTGTTTCGTATTCGTACGTCACAAATTCTTTATACGCATTCGGGCACCGTTTTTTATCAATCACGATAGCCGAAAGCCCCTGCAGCCACCTCATACCAAATTCGACACTGCCAGGGCCTTTTTTAGCCGCTATAGCTCTTAACCCCAATTCATTTAACTCTTTAATCGACTTCGGCTCCGCGCTATCCGGACGGATTAATGCCGTTTCTGTAATTTTCTTTTTTATTTTTACCGCCGCCTGCCTGTTTGTCAGCTTCGGCTGATAAATTTCATCGAAAATATATAATATTTCTCGTTTTACGTCGTAGTGCATGCAGATAAACGCCAGCGGATCCACTGCGAAGCCAAAATCTAAGCCGTAGCGCCTGCGGTCAAACTGCTGTATTTCTTCGTCGGTAATCCGCTTCTCTATGACATTTTCAAAAACAGCTCCGCCCGTTCCGGTAATCTCACCAAGATACTCATGCCTGTATGCAGTTTCATTTTTTGCTTTGAGCTTGTCGGCTTCGTAGATAAATTGCGGGCCTAACCAATCCGGATTAACGCTTAAGTAATCTGAACGATGGACAAGTCTATCCTGTTCATCAAGCAGCATTTCCTCATTCACCCAGTTATTCGCCGATTTCGGCGGATTATAAGATGAAAAACACCAAAATTTAGACCCGCCGCGCATAAGAGACTGGTTTAAATTGCGAATTTCTTCCATTCCGGCGAACTGATCCAGCTCTTCATACCAGGCCACGCCGACATAACCGAACGGCAGCTTGATAGATTTGATTTTCGCTTTATCGTCAACGCCAAAGAAGAGTATTTTCTGTCCTGTCGCCTTTCTGACCATCTCCATCGGACTAACCGTCATTTTCCATTTATCTGATATATGTAGTGAGTCAAGCGCCCATTCCATTTGCGTATAAACAGAGTTTCTAAGCGTATTTGCAACTTTACGCAGAATAACAGCGTGGCATTCGGGGTTCCGCATAAGCAGCAGCGGAATTTCAAGCGACACGTAGGAAGACTTTGTACTTCCGCGTCCGCCCGCCAACACATAATGCGTGTGTCCGTGCTGCTTGACGTCTTTATGTACAGAGAAGAACGACGGCGCCATTTTATCGCTGAGTTTAATTTGTATCATCGATAATCTGCACCTCTTCCGCCCCGAGTTTACTATCTTGATCTTCAAAGAGGTGGTGGCGTTTACCCATTAATTCAAGTGCTTTTATACGATCTTTAGCCGATAAACGCTTTTTGATGATTTTTGATTCACTGAAACCATCACCGACACCTTCAACGACGACAACCTCTTCTTTGAGTTCACCCCTGCCTGCTTTAGACAGCAGATACTCGACTTCTTTAGCTGACATAATCGTTTTATCATAGTAATCATCACGCATTTTCTTAATACGGCTTTGAATTTCAACATTTTTCAACAGCCGTTGTCCCATTGAATATGCTGTTTTATCACTGTATCCGGCTCGTATAGCCGCTTGCGTTGCATTTAAGTCTATTAAATATTCGACACAAAATTTCTCCTGCCTCGGTGTCACGCCACCACCTCCTTTCCCTCGGACAAACGAAAAGCACACGCCGGGGAGTGGCATGTGCTTTTCAAATTGAGGAGGAAAGTATCTCGCGATATTTTCACACTATCATAATACCACTTTTAAATGTCTCATAATGTCTCATGTTTCATTTTTTGCGAAATTTCTTTTATCGCTTCATCTTTCAATCGATAACAATGACTTCTCACATAATGATGTTCCAGTGCAATTTTCTCCCAAAGAACATTCATGAAATACCGGTCAATCATAATTGATTTCTGCTCTGGGTCAGATAACAAAGCAAGCAGCCTGAACCCTCTTGTAATCATGTCACCGTATCTGTTGAGCTCTTTTATCCGCAGTTCTTCTGCCTGCGCCATTTTCTGTTCAAAAGCGATGACGATATCCGATAAATCAGAAGACGTTCCGCCATCGACAGGCTCCTTGTCGTATCTACAACCCTTGAGTGAAAACAGATCCATTTCATACTGCAAGCGGTACTGATTGAGCGAATCGATATGTTTTCTGCATCTTCGGATTTCTTCAAAAAACGCTTCGATATCATTACGTACCCGTTTTGATTCAAAATGCAATTTAACTGCCGTTTTTTCATACGTCGGATCCGGGTTATGAAAAACACTCGGTCGCATTCCGTTATTCATCATCTTCTCCTTTCATGATTTTAAGCATTTTCAAAATTTCCTCTTTGTGTATTTGTGCTGCTTCTTTTGTTCTAAAGCAATTTCCCATTGCTCTATTTAGATGATCAAAAGTGTTAAATTTCTTAAACTCTTCGTAAATCAGTTCACCAAAAATATTGACGTAATAATACCAGTCGCCAATTTTCGGCTTGAACGGCTTCACTTTAAATTCATAGACATCGAAATATTTTACAAAAACCGCCCATTTTGAATCATCACGCCATTCTTTACTAAATTTTGTAAGCAGTTCTCCGTTACAAAATTTATTGACCTCGCATTCTCCATTTACAAATTGAGCTTCAAATTCTTCATTTTCCACAACGCCGATTCTTTTCATCAGTAATTCAATTACTTCTTCTTTTAGTGTTTTCATACTTTCACCTGCTCCACATTTTCAACTAAAAATCCATAATCTCTCAATTCGTATTTATCAAGCCAGCACTGAACAACTTTATTGATTTCTTTTTCAAGCTCTTCTCTTTGTTCTTCTGTGACATTTTCTAAAAAATCAAAGCGATATTCGCCATAAACAACATCTGCGTTGCACGCTACATCTATAATAATATTATCAACGTTTGCTGTTGGTTCTGGCCTCGAAAGTAGCGCAACATAGAAAAACTTATCATCACCTATATATCCATCAAAAACCTCTGAATATTGACCATTTTTTACATTCGTAAATTCCTTCTGTCCAGTTTCAATGGCCGATTCTTTTGTCGGGTATGTTATATATCCGTTATAATTTTCTCCATCCAGTGACACTACCCATTCTTCTTTATCCTGTTTCATTTTCTCCTCCACCATTTCTGACATCCGATTCTCATTAGCCCGATTTTTACTTCAATTGGGATTTTTTCGGCATTAAAATATTCAACATTCTTTATCACACTTACTGCAAGTCCACCCATCCCAATAATAATTACTCCTGCTTCTGGGAATTTTTCGACCAGCACCTTTTTGATTTTCTCCTCATTTTCTTTGTACATATCCCACGGAAATGCATAGTAGACAGCTCGTGTATATTTTGTCAGGTGTTTTTCTTTCTTTTTGAAATCTGCTAAAAAGTCGCTATAACTTGTCTTAATTTCCACTTCTGTCAGATAGTCATTGTCGTTTATCCATATCAAATCTGCTTCATGACGAACTCCCTTAAACGGGTATTCGTGTCCAATAAGCTGTCCATTATTTCCATACTTAGGAACTCTACATGATGTTCTGGCAAAGCTAACATTCGGTATCATAATATTCTTTTCACCCAAATGTGCCGCTATCGCACATTGAATTAACGCTTCTTCTGTTCCTCTACTCATGCTTCATTCACCTCTATCTCAATCCTCGGATTATCCCGATCGGTAAATACT